ATATGAAAATAGATGATATACACACAAAAATAATGTCAATGGATAGCAATTCTATCAACGAATTAATAGAAACTATCAAGCATAGAAGAAACCAACTGCACACAGAAGCTGGTGCTAAATTTAGAGTTGGAGTTATTGTTCAGTTTGGAAGAAGAAATGGACAGAAAAGAACTGGCAAAGTAGAAAAGATGAACGTAAAAAAAGCAGTAATAAATGTTGCAGGTCAAAAATGGAATGTTCCGTTTGGAATGATGGAGTTAGTAAAGTGAGTATTGCAAAATACAATATACTCAAAAACGGAACTGTTCAGAACCTAACTATCAGCAAAGACTTTAATGCTGGTAGATTAGGTTTGATGAGTATCATTGGTAATGTTTCAACTATGCAGATGAGAAAAGTAAATAATCTGTTAGTTGGTCAATCAGTTATAATCAAGGGATATAAGATTGCCTGTAGAGGTAAATCTCCCAGCTTTAATGAAATGAGGAAAAATGGATAATAATAAAAAAGAAAAACCTATTATGAAAGACCCAACACAAAGTGAACAATTTAGACAAACGATACTGGAAGACGTGCTAGATAAATTATGCTTTATTACTCAAAGAGATATTTTTGTAATGTTGCCTGAAAAAGAAGAGGAAAGAATACCTTACTTAGTTAAAGAAATAGAAAAAACTTTGGAGAAAATAAAATGACAGATAAAGCTGATTTATATATATATGTTTTAAAAACTGGTTCTAAACAACCTAAAAAATTAAAAGTAAAAAAACTTTTAAAAGTTTTAAATGAATCTAATTGGGGTTTTTCTGATCAATTTTTTTGTAATGAAAAAGATGCTTTAAAATATATAGGTAAAATTAATGCAGGGTGAATTTGATTTTAATAAATATCCTTATAAAGCTGGACACAGAAAAGTAAGAACTTCTGTAATGGCGGCTGATGATATTAATAAGCAACTAGGTAGATTACAGAAAATGGTTCTACTAGAGCTTGAAAAAGTATTTCCAAAAGGACTTACAACTTCTGAACTAGCTAATAGATGTAATAGAAATTTACTTACTATAAGACCAAGAACTACAGAGTTAAAATTACAAAATCTAATAATAGATACAGAAGAAACTAGAAAAAATGAGGGAGGTAAACCTGAAATAATCTATAAATTAAGAGCATTAGATGTTATAGATATTTATGGTTTATCAGAAACTACAGATAATAAAAAGTAGAAAACATTTAGTATATGTATCAGAACAACCCTGTGTCATATGCAGGAGAACTGATGTTCAATCAGCACATCTAAGATTTACAGGTGCAGGAATGGGAATGAAACCCTGCGATAGTTTTGTTGTACCTCTTTGCATAGAGCATCACTCAGAACAACATCGTATGAATGAACGAATGTTTTGGACATTATATCAAATTAATCCAGTAGCAAAAGCTCTAGCACTTTGTGCAGAAAGTCCTGACTCTAAAATAAGGAAAGCAATATATGAAAAATTTAAAATCCATTTTGACTGGTAAACTATTATTATTGGTTTTAATTATTGTTTCTTTTATTACTGGAACATTTAATCCTAACTTTTTTACAATAGATAAAATAGAACATAAGATAGAAACTAAATACATAAATGAAGCTAAGAATATAGGTATATATCAACCTGAATTTATATATCAAAATAAAAAACAATTTATTGAATCATTAGAAACTTGCATTAACTACTTAAACTTTTCACTACACCAAGAAGAAAGAATACCAAAAGAAATTATAATTGCACAAGCAGTATTGGAATCTTATTATGGAACATCAAGATTTGCAGTACAGGGCAATAATTTATTTGGTATTAGAACCTGGGATTTAACAGAAGATCATATTAAGCCATTTAATAACAAGGACTCTACATTTGGAGTAAAAGTATTTAAAACAAAATGCGATTGTGTAAAATACTATATAAAAATATTAAATAATCACCCAGCATTTCTAGATTTTAGAAGAACAAGAACCACAATGCTTTTAAATAATAATATAGATACTTTAAAACTTGCTGAAAAATTAACTAAGTTTGCCACAGATGTTGAATATGTATCTAAAGTAAAATCAACAATATTAAATTTAAGAGATGAAAGAATACAAAATACAAATTGAAGTATGTAAATTCTTATTTTACTTGCAAGATAAATATCAATTTAGATATTTCCACGTTCCCAATCAAGGCATAAGAAGTATTAGCAATAAGATGCTATTAATTAAAATGGGAATGAAACCTGGATGTCCTGATTTAATAATAGAGTTTCCAGCAGGTAGAATAGTTTATATAGAATTAAAATCAAAGTCAGGTAGATTATCAAATACACAGCTAACGTGGTATGAAAATAGTGCTAAACTTAGAACACCACACTACATATTGAAAGGCGACTTCTCAGATATTAAAGATGACCTATATTCAATAGTCCGTAAATATGGTAAATTTATAGAAACACAACCTAAAAGCGAAGTTGTAAAATAGACACAATTAGTTTATAAAATCATTAACTGAAGTTATGGAGAAATTTATTGTACTACCTGAGAAATATATTTTTGATTATAAATTAACTGGTAATCAAATTAAGGTTTTATGTTTTTTTATTAAATATAATAATATGTATGATAAATTATTTTTTTCTATTGATTATGTTTCCAGGCATTTAGATTTATCAAAAAGAACAGTACAAAGTATTGTTATGAAATTTAAGAAATATGGGTTTATAAGTTGGGTAAAAAGGTCTAATAACTCAAACCTCTATACTGTTCACATAGCAAAAGGAGGTAAAACCACGAGCAAAAATTGCTCCCTAATAAATACATATAATAATAATACTACTAATGAGAAAAAAGAAGAAAAGAAATATGTGAATATAAATATTGTTAATCAAACATTAATGAATGTTCAAAAAAGAACTAACATTTTTTACAAGTCTAAGGTTCAAAAGAACAAGTCACAATCCCCACGTGCATTATTAGAGAAAAAAGCGTGGCAACTTATAGGCGAAATGGATAAGTATAAGAGAGAAATGCTGGTTGATGGTTTTGATAAACACCCTGACAAATGGGAAGACTTTTTGAAAAGAATAAAGTACCATAAGTTAGTATTTTACAATCATAAAAAAAAAGTATAGTACAACGATAATTAGACAGAAAGCGATTTAACTAATTTATGAAAATAGAAACAGTAGAAATTACGCAAGTCAAACCTTACCCTGATAATCCACGAAAAATTTCTGATAAAGCAGTTGATAAAGTTGCATTATCTTTAAAAGAATTTGGGTGGCAACAACCTATAGTAGTTGATGAAAAAAATGTCATAGTTGCAGGACACACAAGACACAGGGCGGCAGAAAAATTAGGATTTAGAGAAGTACCAATACTCAGAGCAGTAGGTTTATCTGATGAGAAAGTCAGAGCTTATAGGTTTATGGATAATAGAAGTCACGAGGAATCTTCTTGGGATTGGGATAAAGCAGTTAAAGAAATATCAGAATTATTAGATGGTAATAAAATTGATGAGGGCTTACTCGGATTTGATGAGGGTGAGTTTGATTATATAAAATTACGTTTTCAAGAAATGGAAACAGATAAACAAATTTCAAAAGACAATGAGGAAAATGGTGGTGATGAATCAGTCAAAACACAAAATACATTTACTAATCCGTCAGATGAAAATAATAAGTTTGTTGAGTTTTCTCTATTACTTACAGAAGATGATAGAAAAGAACTTTACAAGATACTTAATGAAATAAAAACTAATAACAATTTAAAAACATTTTCAGAAGCGATTATGTTTTTAGTCAGGAGATAAATGAACTCACTAACACCTATGACTGGCTATGTCTTATTGATTAGCTATGGTCTTTTTATGTATGGTCTTTCATATTTCTATTTAAAGAAATCAAAAACTCATACTAATTTTTTAGTAGCAGACAGAAAAGTTGGATTTATGAAATCAGGTTTTTCTACTGCCGCAACTTGGATATGGGCTCCAGCTCTATTCATAGCATCACAGAAAGCATATCAACAAGGACTTCCTGGAGTATTTTGGTTCACAGTACCAAATATTTTATGTCTTTGTATCTTTGCTTATTTTGCGCATTATTTAAGAAAGAAATTTAAAAACGGATACACCTTAGCTGAATATATGAATGTAAGATATTCTAGAAGAGTACAAGTATTATATATAATTAGTTTATCAGCATTATCTATTTGTCAATTCGCTGTTCAATTATTAGCTGGAGGTGCAGTAGTTACATATTTAACTGGAATTGATTTTACAGTAGTAACTATTATTTTAACAATGATTGCACTATCTTATAGTTTGGTTTCAGGAATTAGAGCATCAATTATGACAGACGTATGGCAGATGATTATTATTCTTGTAGTAGTATTTGCAGTAGTGCCATTAGTCTATGTAAAAGGTGGTGGCTATGAAGTGCTGTCTAAAGGTTTTGGAGGTATATCAGGTGACTTTTCTAATGTCTTTGACCCAACTGTTGCTTATTCATTTGGAATAGTTGTAACTATCGGATTACTTGCTGGACCATTTGGTGATCAATCTTTTTGGCAAAGAGCATTCACGACTAAACGAAGCGAAGTCAAGAAAGCATTTTTATTTTCTGCATTAGTTTTTGGTGTTGTTCCAATATTTACTTCTGTAATTGGTTTTATGGCGGCAGGTATGGGATTAGAAGCAGGAAGTAATGCTCAATTAATTAATATAATTACAGTAAATGAATTACTGCCTAAAATAATATTAATACCCTTTGTATGGATGTTGCTATCAGGTCTTGTTTCTACATTAGATTCAGGATTATGTTCTATATCATCTATAGTAAGTACAGATATTATGAGAAAATCAAAAGACAAACTACTTACAGCAAAATACGGAATGGTTGCACTTGCAATTGGGGGAACATTAATTGCTAATATTCCTGACTTAAAAATATTATATCTATTTATATTTTATGGAACATTAAGAGCATCAACTTTAATTCCAACAATCTTAACTATCATTTACAAAAAACTTTCTGAAAGAGGAATGTTTTATGGAATACTTACATCTTTATGTTTTGGTGTTCCTTTATTTGCAGTAGCTGGATTTAATGGTTTGACAGACTTAAAAGTCTTCGCATCATTATTTACTGTTCTTGCAAGTGGTATCATAGTTATACTATTTACAAAATATGGTCGTCTTAAAGAAAAAAGAAATTGAAACTAACGTATATCAATCGGCATTAGATAGATTTAGATATTTATTTGATGCCTTTGATAAAGTAGTTATCTCATTTAGTGGAGGCAAAGACTCTACTGTCTGTTTAAATTTAGGTTTAAAAGTAGCTAGAGAGAAAAACAAACTTCCTTTAGATGTATATTTTTGGGATGAGGAAGTCATAATGCCTGAAACAGTTGAATATATGATGAGGGTAAAAAATGATCCTGACATAAGATTAAAATGGTTATGTGTTCCCATTAAACATAGAAACGGAGGTTCAAGACGTAGCCCTTGGTGGTATCCATTTGACCCTGCTTGTAAAGATAAATGGGTTAGACAAATTCCAGATTTTGCAGTTACAGAAGTAGATGGTTTTAAATATCCTGAACACACAGTGCCTGATGTTTCGCATAGAGTTTATGATCATACTCACGGAAAAATTGCAGATGTAAGAGGTTTAAGGGCACAAGAAAGTTTAACTAGGTTTAGAGCAGTATCACATAGAACAAAAGATAACTGGATTACTGCGGCAAGAAGTGGATATTCTCACGGAGTATCACCTATTTATGATTGGACTTCTTCAGATGTTTGGTTAGCACCTAAGATTTATAATTGGGATTATAATAAAGTTTATGATGTTCTAGATAAGATGGGTGTAGGAAAAAACGAACAAAGAGTTTGTGTTCCTTTTGGTGAAGAACCAATGAGGGGTTTATGGCAATATAAAACAGGGTGGCCTAAACTTTGGGCGCAAATGTGTGATAGAGTTCCTGGAGCTTCAACTTCAGAAAAATATTCTAGAACACAATTATATGGTTTTGGAGGTATAAAACTTCCAAAAGGTAAAACGTGGAAAGATTGGTTTTATGACAATGTAGCTTTATATGATCCAACGCAACAAAAATTCATTTTAAATAATGTTAAAAATGCAGTAGGTAATCATTTAAGTCTAGTTAAAAGACCTGTACCTGATACAAAGCCTGATGACACAACTGGTTTATCCTGGAAAGGTTTATGTATGATAGCTTTAAGGGGTGATATGAAAGGCAGAAGATTAAGAACTATGTCTAGTCACGCAGACCCTGAGAAGAAAAAAATAATAGATGAAATGAGGTTAAAAGATGAAACAAGGTATTGATAAGCAACCTGTAAATAAGGTTGAATGGATAGATAGAAACGAATTAAATGCTAATGATTATAATCCAAATCACGTAGCACCACCTGAGTTAGAATTATTAAAAACTTCTATAATAGAGGATGGATGGACTCAACCTATAGTAATACTATCAGATAAAACAATTGTAGATGGTTTTCATAGATGGACACTATCAAGCGATCCTGAAGTAAGTGCTATGACAGATGGAAAGGTTCCAGTAGTTACTGTAGATTTTGATAAAGATCACCGAATGATGTCAACAATAAGACACAATCGTGCAAGGGGTACACACGCAGTATTAGAAATGGCTTCTATAGTTAGAAAAATGAAAGAAGATAATCTTTCAAATAAAGAAATTATGGAAAGACTAAGTATGGAAGAAGAAGAATTAGAAAGATTATTAGATAATTCAGGAATGACTATTAGAGGCACAAAACAAATAGATGGTTTTGGAAAGTCGTGGGTTCCTACTGATGAAAAATAATATTAAAAATCTAATTTTTTCAGCAAAAAATACAATTTACAAATTTTTAGAGAAAACAAAAAAACCATTAGTTGCTTTTTCAGGTGGCAAGGATGGTTATGTAGCTACACATATTGCATACAATTTAGGAATAAACGATCAAATATGCGAAACATCTTTTACATTTAAAAAACAAAGAGAACATATTTTTAAAATATCAAAAAAATTAAATCTAAATGTAACTTTCAAAAATTCACTTTCGTGGGAATGGTTAAAAAAAAATAAAAAAATTATATTTTCTAATGATTCAAAATTGAGAAGTTGGTCATTTGCACAAAGACATCAAAAAACAATTCATAAATTTATGAAAGAAAACAATTTTGATGGAGTAATAACAGGAAGAAGAAACGATGAAAATTCTGTTAAAGCTCCTATTTATTTTAATAAACACGGATTAAGTTGTCATCCCCTATACAATTGGAAAGAAGATGATATTTGGGAATACTTTAAATTCTACAACTTAGAAATTCCATACATATACTCAACAGACTTTGGAAAAAGTGAGGGAAATGCACCCTTTTATACTTTAAGAGAAAAGGATGTAGGAAATATAGAAAAATGCTGGGATATTTGTTTAAAAATTGATGATACGATTCCTAGAAAATTTTTAGAAAACTAAACATTATAAAAGGTATAAGTAAGAGTTAATTCCTCTCCTGATAGTATTTTTCTTCTAGAGCATAAAAAAAATGCGTTCTTAATTAATATCTTCTTGCAGTTAGATTCATCTAAATGATTTATAAATCCTCCTAATGGCGTTCTAATATATCTTTTATTAATAAGATAATGCGATACACCCATAACAAAATTAGATTCTATATCTTTTACTGCATATAATCCTAAACCCTCAATTTTAGATGGCTTAATAGTCAGATAACTGGGCAAAGGTCTGTAATGTTTTTTCATACAGACCTCTACCACTTACGAGGGAAAATTTAAAGTTATTTCAAGACTTCGTTATTATGCTTTCTTGCACTCTCAACTGATTTTCTAGCACGTTTTAAATAATGAAATCTATCGCTAGAACCAAAACCCTCACCCTCAGGCCAGTCATTCAGTCCACATAGATCTTCATATGCTACATCTATTTCATACTTAGTTTCTACCATCCCAACTGTGATACAATCATCTAACATATTTCGAGTAAGATGTTGCTCATTTTTATATTGCTTTTTCACATAGGCATACATTTCTCCTGAAGTCATTTTCTTGATATAAATATCAGGATTTGTAATCATTATATCTTTGTAGTCTTTTTTTGCATCGTATGTACTCATATTGCCTCCTTTCTATATCCAATGTTGTTCGTTATCTTCTATATACTTAATAGCATTATCAATATTATCTTGAACTGCCATCAATCTCCAATGCCCCTCAGTATATCTACCAAGAAAATCTGCTGGACCTTTAATCCAATAAAATATTGAAAATCCTCCTCCAGCTTCATCTCTCTGCTCAACCATCTTAAATTCTGCATCTTTATGAGTTGCATACAGAATATCTATTCCTTTTCTTACTTCTGTAATATGTGCCATTATATTATCCCTCCATTTTTTAACATTAGTAATAAGAAAATAAATACAACAACAAGTTGCACTATTTCTGCTTTGGTATAGAATTTACCCATAGTAGTCCTCCACTCTATACTCCTCAACACCTCTAACTCTATTAATACCAAGATACTTTGTCAGCTTACCCTTAGGCAAAGCACCTGTTTCTGCAAATCCAAGAAGTAAAAACCACGTTGGTAATGCAAGTCCTATTAGTATAAATATCATCATTTTTTATCTCCGTTTTTTGTTATCTAAACTTACCAAATCTGTGCTGGTAGTCAATACTTTTTAATACTTTTTATTAACAATTATTACTGTTATTTTAGGTCAAAATGGGTTATTTTAGGACAAAAAGGGAACACAATTAGAACAAAATGCGAATATGAGAAGAAAAGCTAAAAAAGTAAAATTAGCAGACTTAGATAGGGTAGTTGGCGAATGTAAGTATTGTAAAAAACTTATCTACTCACAGGAATCATTCGTGGTATTTGCTACTAAAGAATATGCACATTATTCTTGCATGAAAGCTGATGATGAAAGACAGCACAAGTAATGCGTGTTTGATAATTAGCCATTAGTGATGTAATAATTCGGTGTATGTTCGGTTTAACAGTTTCTAATAGAAAAAAATAATGATTACTAAAGATATAGAAGAATCCAATAAGCACTATGAGTATTATCTAGTGTATCAGAATATGGGGTATAAACGCACCCTAAAGAAAACAGCAGAAGAAGTAGAACTATCAGTAAGAGAAATAGAAAAGGTATCATCAAGATATGGTTGGGTATCAAGGGTAGATAAGTTTGATAAGCAACAGGCACAGATTAGATACAATGCTATGAAGACTGAGATTCAAGAAATGGGTAAAAGACAGGGAAGTCATGCCTTACAAATGACATACTCACTAATAACACCAGCACAAGAGCTGTTAAAAAGATTAAAAGAAAAAAAGGAACTAGACTTTTCTAATTTGTCAGATGTAGATTTAGTTGCTATAGTCAGTAAAATTGCACATCCATTTAAGCTATTAACAGAAGTAGAAAGGGTAGCTAAAGGTCAAATAACAAAAGACAACATAGATCAATCAACTAATATAGAAGATGACTTTATTAAACGAATCGGACAAGACCAAGAGTCAGCAGAACTTGCAACTCGACTACTATCAAAAATTAAAGATAGCAACTAGTCAACCAGCAGGACTTGCTATGATAAATAGCAATTTCACCTGGCAGTTTCCAAAACATCTGCAGTATCTTAACTCTAAACTATTACAAGTTGCTAGTGGTAAGATAAAAAGATTATTAATTAATATGCCACCTCAACATGGTAAGTCAGAGTTTACTTCTAAATATTTTCCTGCATGGTACTTAGCAACCCATCCTCAGAATAAATTAATTTTAGCTAGTTATGAAACTAATTTTGCTGTAAGTTGGGGCAGAAAGAGTAAAGAGGTATTTGATGAATCAGTAGCTAAATATTATGGCGTAAAAAGAAACCCTGATATAAATATTCAAGGTAACTGGGAAACAGAACAAGGTGGTTCTATGTACTGCGTTGGTGTAGGTGGTGGTATCACAGGTAGAGGTGCAAACATATTTATAATTGATGACCCAGTAAAAAATAACGAACAAGCTATGAGTCCAGTTTATAGAGATAAAACTTTAGATTGGTATCAATCAGTAGCATCAACAAGATTATCCCCTGAGTCCTGCGTAATCATCATTATGACTAGATGGCACGTTGATGACTTAGCAGGTAGATTATTAAAACAAGCAGAATTAGATGGCGATAAATGGGAAGTAATTAGTATGCCAGCAATAGCAGAAGCCAATGACATATTAGGTAGAGAGGTAGGAGAGGCATTGTGGGAAAACAGATATTCAAAAGAAATATTACAAGAAAGAAAAAGACAAGTAGGTGAGTTTTGGTGGTCAGCTATGTATCAGCAATCACCTTATCTAAAAGGTGGTAGAGTATTTAAAGACCCTGAATTTTATGAACAACTACCTCCAGGAGGTAAAACAGTTATTGCAGTTGATTTTGCTTATTCTACAAAAACTTATTCTGATTACTCAGTTTGTGGTGTTGGTAAGATGTATGATGGTAAAGTTTATTTAATGGATTTTTGGAGAGGTCAAGTAGAAGCAACAAAATTTGCAACTATAATTAAACAATATCAAGAAAAGTATCAATCACCTATATATGCTTACATTGGAGGTACGGAAAAAGGTATCGTTGATTTTATGAGAAAAGAACATAACTTGAATATTATATCAAGACCTGCTAGAAACGATAAGTTTGTTAGAGCTCAACCTGTTGCATCTGCATGGAATAGTGGTAGAATAGTATTGCCTAAAGAAAATAAATGGGTAAATGTTTTACTTCAAGAGATTATGAGCTTTACTGGAGTAAGTGATTTAAATGATGACCAAGTAGATGTGTTATCAACTATTTATGATTGTTTACAGACAACTAATAAACCACTTTGGAGAGTAAGTTAATGGCAAGTATATTTGATAAGATTTTAGGAAGAAAAGAAGAAAAACCACAAAAGAAAGAAGCACCAGTAGTTTACTATAACAGCTTAGGCACAGACGTAAGTTATAAAGCTAGATACGATCAATTAGCAGAAGAAGGCTATCAACAAAACGCAATAGTGTATAGATGTGTTAATGAAATTGCAAATAGCGCAAGTAGAGTAGAAATAAATTTATTTAGAGGTGATCAAGAAATAGATAACCACCCATTATTAGATTTACTTTATAACCCTAGTCCAATGGTATCTAACGTAGAATATTTCCAGGCAGTATATGCTTACTTATTAATTTCAGGAAACAGTTATATGTTATCAGTTGGTAGTGATAGAGCACCTCCTACAGAACTGTACAATTTAAGACCTGATAGAATAAAAATTAATGCAGGTACTAGAGCTACTCCAAACTCTTATGATTATATAGTAGGTGGTCAAGTTGTAGAAAGTTATTTAGTAGATCAATCAACAGGTCTTTCAAAAGTTAAGCATATGAAAATGTTTAATCCATTAGATGATTTTTATGGCATGTCCCCAATTACATCAGCAAGTATAGATATTGATCAACACAACTTAGCAAATAAACATAACGTAAATCTTTTACAGAATGGTGCTAGACCAAGTGGTGCAGTTATATTTAAACCTAAAGATGAAACAGGTGCGGCGATGCAATTATCTGAAGTACAAAGAAGTCAATTAGTAAATGACATCAATCAAAGATTTGGTGGTACAGGTAATGCAGGAAAGCCAATGTTATTAGAGGGTGATTTTGATTGGAAAGAAATGGGTCTATCTCCTAAGGATATGGACTTTGCGAGTTTAAAACATATGTCAGCAAAAGATATAGCATTAGTTTATGGTGTACCTAGTCAGCTTATTGGTATTCCTGATTCACAAACTTATTCAAACTTTGCAGAAGCTAAATTAGCTCTATACAACGAAACAATTATTCCTTTATTAGATAAGGTTCAAGCTGATATGAACGAGTGGTTGACACCAATGTTTGGTGAAGATTTAGAATTAAGATATAATATAGATTCAATACCAGCTATGGCAGAACAAAGAAAAAGAGTTTTTGAATCTGTAAGCACAGGTGTTAGAGATGGAATTTTAACTCGTAATGAAGCTAGAGAGCAATTAGGTTATGAACCAATTGATGGTGCAGATAGTTTATTAGTACCAGCAAACTTAATGCCTTTAAATATAGCAGGTGAAGAAGATTCACCAAAAGATGAACCTGACACTAATCCAATGGAAGAAGAACAAGAGGAAGAAGAAGCACAACAAGATGAACAAGAACAAGTGCAAATTGAAAACGATATGGAAAGTGTTGATGAAGAATTAGATGAGGTTGTAAAAGCTGAGGGTGATATTGATACAGTACCAACAGATGGTATGGTAACAGAAGCTAAAAGAGGTATAGAGTGGAGAAAAGAATTTAATAGAGGTGGTACAAGAATAGGTGCAACTAGAGCAAGTCAAATAGTTGCTAAAGAAAAATTATCACCAAGAACAGTTAGACGTATGAATAGTTTTTTTGCAAGACACGAAGTAGATAAAAGAGCAGATGGATTTAGACCAGGAGAAAAAGGTTATCCGTCAAATGGTAGAATAGCTTGGTCTTTGTGGGGTGGTGATGCTGGTCAAAGTTGGTCTAAAAAGAAATCAGCACAACTAGATAGAGAAAGAGGAAAGTTTTTAGAAGAGGGTGTTATAGAAGAAAAACAAGTTACAGCCGCAGTTAAAAAAGGATTACAAAATAAAGTTGATAAGCACAATGAGAAGCATGGAGATAAAGCAGGTAAAAGAGTTACATTAAGAATGCTTACTGCTGTATTCAAAAGAGGTATAGGTGCTTATAGAACTAATCCAGGAAGTGTAAGACCTAGTGTAACATCAGAAGAACAATGGGCTTATGCTAGAGTTAATGCTTTTTTATATGCAGTAAGATCAGGTAGGTTTAGAGGTGGTAAATTTGATTTAGATTTATTACCTAGTGGACATCCACTAGCAACGTAGAGGTTTTAATGGATAAAAAAATAATCTCAAAACTATTTATAGAAAGAGATAGGAAAGACAATCACGAAATTGTTATAAGAATAGGACCATTCACAAATGAGAATGATGCTGTTCATAGTGCATCATATATTTATGCTACACAGCAAATAGATATAACTGATTCAATAATACCAATGGGTGAAACAATACACTAATGATATTTAATGCAAGACAACTAAAGATATTCAAAAACGTAAAAAGACGTGAATGGTTTAGACAAAATAGATTAAGAGAACCATACATCAAACAGTTTACAGGCAGATTAAAGAACTATTTTAAAATATTAGGTAATGAACTAGGTGATGATTTTCGTTTTGGTTCTACAATAATGTTAGATATAAGACAAAGAAATGCTTTTGAGCAGTTAATTAATATATTTAAAATACAGTACAGAATTGTTGGATATGCCTTTAAAAACAACATTTTAAACAGGGAACAGAACGTAAAAGATTTAGATAGTGATTTTGATTTAGAATTAGAAAGATACATAGATGACAATGTTGCAACATTAGTTGTAGGAATTAACGATAATACTAGAAATAAAATACAAAATGTGATAAACGATAGTTTCGGTAATGGTCAATCAGTTAATCAAACTGGTAATGCTTTGAGAAA